CCTCCGGGCCGAACTCGTCGAGTTCCGCCGCCGCATCGGCCAGCTGCAGCATGGCGTCATCGTGCACCAGCTCTGCCGGGCAGTCTGGCGGCGCTGGCTGGAGACCGCGGTCCTGTCGGGCGCGCTGGAGGCCGATCCGGCAGAGGTGCGACCGGTGCAGTGGATCCCGCCGCGCTGGGACTGGGTCGATCCGCTGAAGGACATCCAGGCACAGGTGCTGGCGATGGAGGCCGGCATCACGTCGCGGCGCAAAGTGGTCGAGGCCACCGGCTACGACATCGAGGAAATCGACCGCGAGAACGCGACGGACGCAGCCCGCGCGACAGGTCTCGGCCTTCGCTACCGCACGAGCCCCGGCGAGACGCAGGGCGCCCGCGCGACGCCGGCAACGCGGGCCGAGCCCGGCAACGGCGCCGGCAACGACACGGACGACGGAGCGGCGACGACCGATCCGGCCACCGAACAGGAGTGACGACATGGCAAGCTGGTACACGATCCGCGCCCGCGACGGCGGCGCGGAAGTGGCGATCCATGACGAGATCGGGGCGCAGGGCGTCTCGGCGAAGGGCTTCCTCGCGGAACTCGGCGCGATCCCGGACGGGGCGCCGATCCTTGTGCGGATCAACAGCCCCGGTGGATCGGTATTCGACGCGGTCGCGATCCACAACGCCCTGAAGTGCCACGCGGGCACCGTCACCGTCTGGATCGACGGGATCGCCGCCTCGGCCGCCTCCTATGTGGCGATGGCCGGCGACGAGATCGTCATGCCCGAGAACGCCTTCCTGATGATCCACGATCCGGCGGGGCTGGTCATGGGCACGGCCGCCGACATGCGGGCGATGGCCGAGACGCTCGACAAGATCGCCGCCACCATGGTCCGCGGCTATGCTGCCCGCGCGGGCCGCCCCGAGGACGAAATCGCCGCGCTGATGGCGGCCGAGACCTGGTTCGACGCCGGGGAGGCGCTGGCCGCGGGCCTCGCCACGCGGATCGCCGAGCCCGTGCGCATCGCCGCCCGCTTCGACATCGCCCGCTTCCGCAACGCGCCCCCGGCGCTGGTCGAGGCGGTCGCGGCCGGTGCGGACCCCGTCGAAACCGTTCCGGACGGGAACGGTTCGGAGGGGCCCGCGGCCGAGGGCGGAGCGGTGGACGAGGATGCCGGTGCCGCCGATCCGGCGCCGCAGCCGGGCAGCGCCGGCGCGGGTGTCTCGGAAGGCAACAGCCTTCCGGCCACGAATGATGCAGCCCCCGACGCCGATGTCATCCGCGCCGAGGCCATGGCCCACGCCCGGGACGTCGTCGATCTCTGCCGTCTCGCGGGTCAGCCGCAGATGGCGGGCCGCTTCCTCGAACAGGACGCCAGCCTCGACGAGGTGCGCGCCGCGCTCCTCGCCGCCAAGGCCGAGGCCGAGCCCGAGATCGCACCCCATCACCCGCAGCCCGGTCGGTCCTCGGCCGCGCGCCCCTGGGGCGAGATCGTCGCCCGCACCTTCAAGCTGAAAGGATGACACCATGACCACGCTCGTCGAAGGCACGCAACCAGGGGGCTTCCTCGTCTGGGAAGCCTTCCGCGACTACACCCGCGAGACGATCACCGTCGCCGCGAGCACGCTCGAGCCCGGCACCGTGCTCGGCAAGATAACCGCGTCCGGAAAGTACGCCGCCCACGACCCGGCCGCCGTCGACGGCACTGAGACCGCCGTCGCCGTGCTCTGGGGCAAGGCGGATGCGTCCGGTGGCGACGCGCCGGCCGTCGCGATCGTCCGCGGTCCTGCCATCGTCAACCGTCACGATCTCGTCTTCGCCGGCACGCCCAGCGAGGGAGAGATCGCGGCTGCGCACGCCGCGCTCCTCGCCGCGGGCATCCTCGTCCGCTGACCAATCCCCATATTTACGCGCGCCCGGACGCAATACCGGCATCCACTTTTGCTGGGCGCGCTCCAGACAGGAGGCATCCTCATGGCCACCATGGACATCTTCGAAGGCGATGCCTTCACCATCGTCGAGCTCACCCGTGCGCTCGAGAACATCCCCTACAAGCCGGCGCTGCTCTCGGGCTCGAACCTCTTCAGCCCGCGCGGCGTGCGCGCCCGCACCGTCGTGATCGAGAGCCGCGACGGCACGCTGTCGCTGATCCCGTTCTCGGAGCGCGGCTCGGCCTACGAGCAGCAGGTGCCCGACCGGCGCGAGATGCGCGCCTTCGTCTGCCGGCAGTTCAAGAAGCAGGACGTGCTCTGGGCCTCCGAGATCCAGTCCGTCCGCGACTTCGGCTCGGAGAGCGCCACCCAGCAGGTCCAGACCGAGGTGGCGTACAGGCTGCGCAAGCTCCGCCAGGACGCGGAGACGACCTTCGAGTATCACCTCCTGAACGGCATCCAGGGGCTGGTGAAGGACCCGAAGGACCACGCCACGGTCGTCAACTACTTCACAGAGTTCGGCATCACGCCGGCGGCCGAGATCGACTTCGACCTCGACAATGCGAGCCCGGCCTCGGGAGCACTGCGAAAGCGCTGCCAGGCGCTCATCGAGAGCGTCGAGGATTCGATGGGCGGGCTCTCGGCCGGCGCCGTGCAGATCCGCGCGGAATGCGGCTCGGCCTTCTTCGCCGATCTCGTGGCCCACAAGGAGGTGCGCGAGACCTATCTCAACACCGCCGCCGCGGCCGACCTGCGCGGTCGCGTCGCTGATGAGGTCAGCTTCGGGGGGATCACCTTCCGCCGTTATCGCGGCGGCGTCGGCTTCACCGTGCCGACCGACAAGGCGTTCTTCTATCCCGAAGGTATCGAGGGGCTGTTCGAGATCTACTACGCCCCCGCCGACACCTTCGAGACCGTCAACACCCTCGGCCAGCCGCTCTATGCCCGCACCATTCCCGACCGGGACCGCGACGAATGGGTACGGCTCGAGATCGAGAGCAACCCGCTGCCGATCTGCACTCGCCCGCAGGTGCTGCGCTCAGCACGACGGACCTGATGACCGTCTTCGCCGCCGCCCTCGACGCGCTCTTCGCCGATGCGCATCTCGCACGTGACGTCGTCTACACCGCCGAGGGCGGCGCGCCGGTGCTGGTCCGCGCGATCCTGCGCCGACCCGACGACGTCACCGGCTTCGGCGACGCGCGCATCTGGTCGGAAACCACTCGGCTGGATCTGCGCCTCGCGGAGGTCGCAAACCCGCGTCCCGGCGACCGGATCGAGATCGACGGCGAGGCTTTCCTTATCCAGGGCGAGCCCGTCCGCGACCGCGAGCGGCTGGTCTGGACCGTCGATCTGCGCCCGGCATGATCGCGATGAAGCTGAAGCTCGACATCGCGCCCGATCTCGTCGCCGCCATGGCGGCAGAGGTGAAGGCCGGCGAGAAGGCGGTCACCGCCGCCATGCGCGAGGCCGGCACCGGGCTGAAGACCGCCTGGCGCGGCCAGATCACAGGCGCCGGGCTCGGGCGACGGCTCGCGAACTCGATCCGGAGCCAGACCTACCCGAAGGCCGGCGAAAGCCTGAACGCCGCGGCGCTCGTCTGGTCCAAGGCCCCGGTCATTGTCGGCGCCCACGATACCGGACCGCTGATCCGTTCTAGGGACGGCTTCTGGCTGGCGATCCCGACGCCAGCCGCCGGCCGCGGCCTGCGCGGCGGCAGGATCACCCCCGGCGAATGGGAGCGGCGACGCGGCCTGCGCCTGCGCTTCGTCTATCGTCGCACCGGACCGAGCCTGCTGGTGGCGGAGGGCCGGTTGAACACGAAGGGCCAAGCGGTGGTGTCGCGCTCGAAGACCGGGCGCGGGCTGACCACCGTGCCGATCTTCCTGCTGGTGCCGCAGGTCAGGCTGCCCAAGCGGCTGAATCTGGCACGGGATGCCGAACGGGCACGCGATGCGGTGCCGGGGCTGATCGTGGCGAATTGGGTGGAGGGGCGTTGAAATCAGGCCAGTCCGTCGAGGAGAACGTCCAATGCTGTCGCCGTTATGGCGCCTACGGAGACGTCGCCAAACGCCGTCGCAAACTGCTGCCGGGAAACCTTGCCGGATCGCAGAACCTGAGCCGCAGAGATGGCTCCCGCCAACAGAGCAGAGGTT